CGCGTCGGGGAATATGTTGGAATCAGAAAGGTATATCGTTGTCGCCGCTGAGTCTATATCGTATTTAACGGTTGTTTTCGGAGTATTTACTTTTGCCGGATAGTATGTATTGAACATCGTATCACTCCAAATTTACAATGACGTAGTCTACAGGTAAGACAAATCTTTCCCCCGTATTTACTGTTACGGGAGACGTGAGTTCCCCGTACCATAAAAGGTTTCCGGCTCCGCTTGTCGCGGAGTCCTTAACGGCAAAATGCGTAATGCTCCCCCAATCTGTTGTAGCTACGGGAAACGTTACATCGGCGGTAATGGATACCGTCTCTATTCCGCTTACCGCTGACGGCGCGCCAAAATAAAGGACCTGCCTCAAGTACGCCGTTCCTCCGGCGCTGGAAAGTTCCGTACCCGTATCCGCCTTTCCGGGATTGGATGTATAAAGCGCGGCGTAAGCGGTTGATATTGCGGTCCAGCCAGACCCTCTAAGGGATATGTTTAGAAACAAATCGGCCAAATAATTCGATATAACAGGCATAAAAGACCTCCTAACTTATTAAAGCAGAGCGTGTTAATGTAAATGTGGATATAGCGCTTATGCCGTTGTTTTGAAGAATGACCGTAAACGGCGTGTCGATGGTGCCTGAGCTTGAAACCGTCAATGTGCTGCCCGAAGCCGTAACGGAGGCCGTATCGGTAAATAGAGTCACGGAATAAGCAAAAGGCTCGCACTCAAATGCGGCCTCCGTTTTTCCCTGTTTGAATATGTTTGACAGCGCCATTTGGTTATATATTTTTGCCATGTAATACTTATCCGGTTCATCGTCGAATATCAGGCGCTTCGCTCCGTTGACGCCGGTCAGCCATGCGGAGATTTCGCGCGCCCGCGTCCTGAGTTCCGTAAAACTCTCGCCGACGTATTCTAGGCTGACAGATACGATGCGATTTGCGTACGTGTTTTCACCAAAGTCGTATGTTCCATGGCGTCCGGGTATCTCAAGCTGCTTTGACCTCAATGCCGGAAGCAATACCCTGTCAACAGACCTTGCCACAATTTCATATGTGGAGCCGTGGATGCCGTTATAGCTAAATCCAATCATCAGTAACCTCCAGCCCTTAATGTCGTCTGCTGCATGTTGTACAGCTCCCGTGCTATTAATTTTATGTCTTCGTCACTTCTGACGTTGAAAATTGCGCCCCTGAATATTCCGTCGAAGCTGATTATTTGCGGTTGGGCCGCGGCTGGGACTGCTGCCGACAGGGCGCCTGCTGTGCCGATACTTGGATTAAAATCCCCGAGCACCATATTTTTTCCGAGGCGCGTCATGGCGTCCGTAACCAAACCGCCGTATTTGTCGATTCCTTTCGCAACCCCCGCAGGCACCCATCTCCCGATGTCTTTTTCCATTAAATCCGACGGGGACGATATGCCGAAAAATTCTTTTATGCTGTCGACGACGCCGCCGAAAAACCCGGATATTTTATCGCGCAGCCACGCACCGGCGTCCTTTATGCCTTGCCATATGCCTTTAATAAGGTTCAGGCCAATCTCGCCCATTTTGCCGATATAGCCGCCGAACCCTTCAATAAGTGCTTTTATAATTTGCGGGATTGCCTTGACGATTTCGATTATTATTTTAGGCAGCGCCTCAATCAGCGCGGTAAACAGCTGCACGCCGGCTAGGATAATTTTGTCAATGTTGTTAACTAGCGCCTCGATGATCCCCGATATGATTTTAGGTATGGCTTTGACTATGGTTACTATGATTTTAGGCAGTGCCTCTACCAGCGCGACAAGCAAATCGACACCCGCCTGAATGATGTCGTCTATGTTGTCAAGCAGGGCGGATATAATGCCCTCAATGATATCGGGCAAAACTTCGACTATCGTTTCAATAATTTCCGGGAGTGCGTCGACAAGCGATGTCAGAAGCGTTATACCGGCCTGTATGATATCGTCTATCTGGCCGAGAAGCGCTTCGACTATGCTTTGTATAACCTCCGGCAGCATACCAACCAATTCGGGAAGCGCCTCGACTATGCCGTCGATAAGCGCCGTGATGATTTCAATGCCGGTTTCGATGACCATGGGGATTGCTTCTGTGATATAATTTACATAACTGTCGATGATTTGCGGCAGCATGTCGATAAACACGGGCAGCGCGTCAAGGATCCCCTGCGCAAACCCCTTCATAAGCTCCATGCCCGCTTCGACAATCATGGGCGCGTTATCTAAAAATGTTTTTACGAGCGTCATTATTATTTCTGTTATTTTTGGGATAATCGTTGGAAGCGCGTCCGCTATGCCTTGAATAAACGCGGCGAATGCTTTCATGCCAGCGCCCAGCATACTTGGAAGCATTTCGAGTATTTTGCTTATAAGGGTTGTCAGTATTTTCGTGCCGGATTCTACCATCTTAGGCAGCGCTTGCATAATCCCGTCTACAATGGCAAGCAGAATGTCCGCGCCTTTTTCAATAAGATCCGGCAGCACTTGATCCAGCGCGTCTACAAGGCTTTCAATTGCGCCCGAAAACTGCTCGGAGAAAGCTGCCGAGTCGATTTCGCCGCTCATCAGTCCAGCTATTGCGTCTGCAGCCTCGGACAGTGACGGAAGCGCCGCCTGCCCGAGATTTGTCTTTATAACATTGCCGACCTCGGTCAGTTTGGCAACAGATGCGGAAAACGTTGCCTGCATTTTGCCGAATGCAGTATCCGTTGCCCCCGCGGCGTCCGCCATCGCCAGGGTTTTTTCTGTAAAGTTTTCGGCCTGTGATCCGGCCAATGCTAGAACAGCCGTTTGCGACCGTACGGAAGCGAACATGTTCGCAAAAGCCAACTCGTCCCCGTCAACCGATTCTTTCAGGCCCTGAAGCGTCCCGTTGAGCCCAATGGCCTCTATGGCCGCCTGTCCGCTTTCGTAGCCCATATCTTTAAGCGCTGCGGCCATCTCTTTAGATGGCGAAAGAAGGTCGGTATACGTTGCCCTGAGTTGTGTGGCGACTTCCGCAGTGCTTCCGGTTACACCGGTAAGCGTAGCGAATGCGCCGTATAGTTCTTCCTGCGATGATCCGAGTGTTGACGCCAAAGGAATAACCGCGCCCATTGACGCCGCCAGCTCAGGAAACGTTGTCTGGCCCATACGCACGGTTTCAAACGCGAGGTCTGACGCTTTCTGTGCCGCTTCGGCCGACGTGTCACCGAAGCCCTTGGTAACGGCGCTGATAAGATTAACGGAGTCGGCAACCGCCGCGCCGCCTGCTGCTGCCGCTTTCGTCGCTGTCTCTAATATCTCGGCGCTGGCCGCCGTATCGCCAAAGGCAGATATAACCTGATACAGACCATCGGTTAAAGTTTCCGCTGTTTGGCCCGTCTGTACCTGCAGCTGCTGTATGTTGTCACCAAGTTCTTCAATGCGGTTTGATACATCGCCCTGCAAAAGCGTTGATACGTTTGCCATTCCATCCTCGAAGGACGACGCCATATCAACAACAGCCTTGCCGAAATCCGCAACTTTTTTGACGGCAAACGCCCCTGCTAACAGTTTGGCCGCACCGCCGAGCTTGCTACCGAATGAGCCAACGCTTTGGGACGCCTGCGCGATACCGGACTGAAGCTGCGCTGTATTTGCTTCAATTCTTACTACAAGCGCGCCAAGCTCTTCCTCGGACATAAACTCACCACCTTTTGGGCGTTAAAAAACGCCCTGTGATGGACGTTAAAAACCTATTTGATCGATGTATACCCCCTGTTGATTGTTATTTTTTAAGCTTTCGACAAATTCGTTAAAGCTCATTTTCGGCTTAATCGAAAGCCATGCTTCCCATGCCTTTTGCTCAAGCTCATATTCCTGAATTTGCTTTAATTGCGCAATAAATCCCTCAACGTCCAGCCCGTATACATACGAAACATCGTGACAATTTCTGATTATGATTCCTCTGATTTCGGATTGGTTTTGGAAAGCAAGTTGAAAAAAGGGAAATTTTCACCGGAAAACAGTTCTTTTATAAGGCCGACAAACTCCATCAGCGTCATGTCGGCGATTTCTTCAACCGTCTTTTCGTTTATGTCCGCCAAAAACTCAAACAGTTCTTTTTCTGCATTGCTATAGTTCTCGATAACAAGACCGGCGATGTCGGAAATAAGCCTTGAACCTACCGCCGACTTGTCGACCGCCTTCCCGGACCGTTTGCTTGAATTGTCGATAAAGTCCTTCAGCAAATCCTTAATGCCTATTTTCGCCAGAACTTTCGTGAACGGGCCTAAGTCTTTCGCCTTTAACGCTCTCATTTATATTCTCCTTATTTTATATTTGGGGCGGGAATCCCCGCCCCTATGTCGTGGTAAACTCGAACGTAACAGAACCGGATAACCCGTTGCCGGCCTCGTCCTTCACGCCTGCTGTGGCGAGTACGGCGTACGTTGTCGCGGCTGTAAACGTACTGGCCGTGGCAATAGTCACAATACCGCTGGACACGCTCAGGGACGCCGTAAGCGTCGTTGAGGACGTGGTCTGCGCAACAACAATGTTGGATGCCGTGACGGAGCTCGTCAAAATCGGTTCGCTGAAGTTCAGCGTGATGTTGCTTGTGACCGGGACGCTGGTCGCGTTGGCTGTCGGCACGCTGGACGACAAAGTCGGGGCCGTTGTATCGGCCGTCGTGCCATACACGGAGCTAAACCACGCCGTTCCGATAGCAGTTGTGTAATCGTCGGCGTCGGTGCGGGTGTAAACCATAGTTTTACTGTCATAAATTCTCGCCGCAAATTTTCCGGTAAGCTCAGGCGTCTGAAATGAGATGGAATCACCTTTTGTTTCGTGATCCATGTCAGGCTTTCCAAACTTTCCCTTATACAGCCACATGTAAGAATACTCACCAGAGCTTCTTAATGCGCGGAAGCCAAATGCGAGATTAGGCGATATGTCTGTCGGCGTTTCCGATAAAACACCTGCTGTAATCGTGTGTCCAAGTAGCGCCGCCGTGTCTTCTTGTGATAAGTCCGCAACGCCGATTGTCAACTCAATTTCACCCGTTGTTTCGGAGACAACGAATGGGCCGTCATCTGCTGGCAACGTTGCCACATCTGAGTTCCGAGCGATTGACGCCGTCATTGCTCCTTTTACAGCAACCGGCGTCTGATAACTTACGCCGGCAGTTGTGTCGGAATTGAGCAGAGCATAATGAAATTGGTCAAGTCCAATTAACGGTTTATCTGCCATAAAATCACTCCTTTAAAGTGCATGATTGATTCGATATCGCATTGCGATGTGATATATTTTTGTGTCTTTTTCGTAGAGGTCCGTGCAGTAAACGCGCACAAACCCTATGCCCGTCATGACATCATTCACGTCGTCTTCGTTGTCCGTCACCGGCGTTTTGCTCCACAGGTCAATTTGAAACATAATGTTGCTTCCGTATTCCGCGTCGTCTCCAAATAAATTGCCGACGTTCGTTACCTGAAAATAACTGATAATCGGATCTGATTCCAAACTTGTAAAATCGTTTGGATACTGGTATCTGACTGTAAACGCTGATAGCGCGGATGCCGTTGAAAGAGCGCTGTATACGGATGACCGAAGATTTATCATAGGCCAGCCCCCTTTTTTGCGCCCTCGGCTATAATTTGTTTGATTTGTTCTTTGTTATTTTCGTAAGCGGGCGTCAGCGTAGGCGTAGCTGGAAACTTTGATGTTCCGATTTCGTGAAATAACGGATACGGAGGGTTTTTTACGGTAGCGCCAACCTGAACGCTTGGGTGATCCGTTCCAAAATCATCTTCCTTATGCGTTATGCTGTTAATCCACCTTCCGGTATCCACAAGTCCCGCTTGGCTGACATTTAGTTTGTAATCGCGCTCCACAAGCAATCCGGCCTTAACCAGAGCTTTTTCTATTTCTTTCGGCTCTTTAACAGCTATATTTTTTAGCTTTAACTGAATCTCTTTTGCACCGTCAACGTGAACTCTTTTAGCCATATCCCGTCACCGGCCTTGTCAGCACTTCGTAGTGATTTTGGTATTTTTCAATCCGGTAAATTTCGTATGTGCCGTCATTGTCTACAATTCGTCCATCCACCGTTGCGGAGGTGGTTGTCTTGACAAAGAATACGTCCGTGATTGCCGCCTCTGAAATTCCGTAAGGCTCAAACACAATTCCACCAGATAAATTTGGTTGCTTGTTTGCCTTTTCCGCCGTCTGAATAGCTGTC